ACTCATTGCGCCACCTTGTTTTTTCTTTTCAACACCTTTAATCACTCCTTTATTCATGGATGCATAAAAAACAGTCTTTCCTTTCTTGGAACCATACTGTTCCTTCATAGATTTCATTATTTTTTTACCTTTCTTGTTGAGTGGCATTATTTTTCTCCTGTTTCATTTTATCTTCTTGTAATTTTAACCTCTTTTTACCAAGTTCTTCGTTCAAATTCAACTTATCTTCCTGTAAAGTCTGTTGTGCAGCGAATTTATTAGACTCAAAGTCCATTTTTTCTGCTTCTTCTTGTGCTTTTCGTTGAATATCCATTGCTCTTAGGTCTAATTCACGTTGTTTTAGAGCTAAAAGTGGATCTTGGTTCTGTTGAGCAGTGAATTGTTGCTCTAAAGCGACTAGTTCTTGCACTTTTTGAGCAATTCTTTGCGCTACAGCGTTATCAAACTCAATTTGAAATGCTTCTTCGTCCGCTTGTTGCATCTGTGCCATAGTTGGATCTTGAGAAAATGCTTGTAACACCTCTTGTTTGACCATTAAGGATACATGTTCCATTAAATGTCCTTGAAGTAATCCATAAATTTGAGGATTAATCTGAACCATTCTAGATGTCATGAATGCCATATGCGCATTGATGTGAGCATTATGATCTTGTTGTGGAAATGCTTTTGGCAATACCATCTGTAACGCACCTGTATTTTCCATTGCTGGATCTAAAGGTTTTGGTGGTTCAGGTGGTGGTTTTAAAATTGCATTAATATTTTTTACTCCTAATGCTTGATACATACGTTTATAAGCTTCATGTAAATCATGCATTTGTGGATTAGACATTGCAAGTTGCATTTCTGATTGTGCAATTTGAATTCTTTGTGTCATAGAATAAATATCAGGATCTGCTACTGGTATAACATCTACTCGATCATCAAAATCAGCTTGTTTAATAAATCTATTTCCGCCAACAACATCATAAGGATATTCTGGAGGTAAATAATCTGCAAACACTCTTGCTAATAATTGGAATTCTTGTTTCATAGAATAGAAACAACGTTTATGAATAGCAGACATGACTTTAGAACCTCGTTCTAAGATAGCCATCGTTGTTCCTACAGGAGCTTGATTATTCATATCCCCGACTTTCATGTCAGCAATAGAAGCAAATCGTTTTCCTGCTTCGACACAGAATCCTAATAATTGAAATAGCGTCGCAGACGGTTCTTTAAACGGAAGCGACATAAATTGATCTCTAATATTTCCTCCCGGAGCATCGACATCTCTAAATTCTCCTGGTTGTAAAGGCTGCGCATCATCTCGTACTCGTATTCCTCTAGATTTAAATCCAGCAGGTAAATTAGATAAAGTACCAGCATCTAATAATTGACGTAATGCGGAAGTAGCAGTTCTAGATAAACCACCAATCATATGGATTAAACCAAATCCATAAAATCCTAACCCTGGTAAAAATTTAAAATGAACAAAATGATTTTTTCTTTGCTTTAACGGATCTTCTTTTTTGTAGTTTCTGTAAATCGATAATACTTGTCTAGAGTCTTCATCAATGGTCACGACATAAGGAATCTTAATTCCATTCTCATCTTCATATCCCGGTAAATCTAAATTAGTATGTACTTCAATTAAGTTGTACATAAGATTTTTATCTGTTCCTTGACTAGAAGCTATACCTTCAATCTCGTATACTTTCTCTTGTGCTTTATCTTCTTTGTACGCTGGTTTTGGTAAATCAATGTCTCTATAAAATCCTGATACTTGTAGTTTTCGTAAATCATTATCGCTGGTTTGAATGATTTGTGTAATTCGTTGTGCGTCCGATAAATCCGAAGCATTATAAGGAACTACAAGATCTTCTGCTTTAATAAATTTAGAACATGCTCTTTGCATGATGCCATCGTAATATACTTTTTTAAAAGTAGATCCTGTTAAAGGAAGATAGAATAGCATTTGATCCATGTCAGGTGTGTACTCTTCCATTTTATTCATCAGCATGTAGTTCATGAAATCTTTGACACGACCTGCTTGATCTATTTTTTCATCGGTGTCTGCTCCCACAACTTCTGTTCGAACAGGACCGTCTGATGGAAGTAATTCTTTGAATGCTTGTGCTTGAAACTGTGTAGCAGATTCTGCTAACAATGGATGAGTAACTCCTGCAGCTCCAAGAAAAGGTCTAGTAGGTGATTCGTATTTAAATCCTAATAGGTCTAATCCTTTTGTGTAAGTTTCAATCCATTCTTGCCTAGAAGTTTTATCTTGTTCATAATCTGCAACTAACTCATTTCCTATTTTAGCTAATTCTCTTTCGTCAATGTTTTCTGCTAGGTTAGCATAAAAACTTTCTTCCATAGGTTCTTCGGGTAGGGGCTCACCAGCAATGACATTGTTATCCTCGTCAATTACAGTATCTACATCTTCGGCCATAGGAGCTGTAGTTTCTAATTCAACTTGATCATTTTCAAATTCACTTGACATTAATACATCCTTGTTTTTTTCTTACGAGCTAGTCCATTTCCTTTACAGACAAAGCCACCTTTTTTGTAAGCTTGGAATCCTGGAATTCCTCTTTGTTTAACTTGATACATTCCACTTAACTGTTCAGATGCTTTAGTTGGGTTTCTCATAATATTAATAAAATCAGCCATGTTCATATTTTTAGACATAGACTGCATCATGTTTCCACGAATTTCACCCATCGCTTTTTTATTCGCAGCATCAAAATCAAAAGTGACTCCACCTTGTTGCATCTTTTTTACTCTACCACCTTTTTTAAGAGCAATACCGTATTTCTTTTTTGCACCTTCTACTCCTCCCGATGCTTGATCTACTTGCGACAATTGTTCCTCGATGTTGGCCGATGGATCGGCAGTTGTTTTCATATACTTTGAAATAAATTTGTCAAACATAATTAAAATAATGGTGCGAACAATTCTCTTTTGACTTCTACCAATCCTCCAAGTTTATATGCTTTCATAGGACCTTTTTTAGCCCCTTGTATATCTATTACTACACTTTCGATGTAATTTCTAGGATCATTGTAATCTTTTATATCTACTATTTTATAAAAGTCAGGGTCTTTTGATTCTAAAAAGATGTCTCTTTCTGCTTTTGTTTTAAAGGCTAAAGAAGGTAGAGTAGATCTTTCGTTATTGCCTGTATAAATAAGTTTATAAGGTTTATCTGGATCGGTGTGATACACACGTTTCACAGTGCTTTTTGCGCCTATTTGTTTTGCTACATTCTGCATGGCCTTTACCATATCTGCAGTTCCTTTAATTTTTCCTGTACCTATAATCGGAGCGTCTTCAAAGGCATCGGCTACTTGCGACATATCTTTTTGGTAATCTCGATATTTACCCATGGCTTCAGGACCGCCTAAAAATTCTCCGTCTATTCCTCTACCAGGAAGTTTTCTTGGACTTAATCCATAAAACCTTTCTATCTTCAAAGATCTTTTCTTTGTCTCATTCGCAGTCATTTGATACAGATCAGCAGGAGCTAAAGCGATATATCGTTTACCTCTTTTTCTGGCTTCATTAATCATAGACTTCACAGCCATCTGTGTCCAAGTAGCTTCTTTCCCCATAGGCATGTAGTCATACAGTAAAGCTTTGGTATCAAAGTCTTTTCCTCCTCTTCCTTGATTTATAGTTTGTTCAATAGAGGTAGCTTCACTTATATCGGTCATGTTCGTTGGTCTACGTTTATCTACGGCATCTAATTTATTATATTCTTTTCGTAAGTTGAATAGTTGATCAAATTCTGATTTACTTAAAGGTTCTACCTGATGCTTTTTTACTAAAGCTTGGATTTTATCTTGTATGTCTTTTTTTGCATTTTTATTTAGACTACTGGATAGTTTACCTGCGGACGGATTATTTCGTCGTAGGGAAGTAGGATCTACATTACTTTGTTTTCTATCAAATTTAAATTTCTGTTTACCAAACGATTCTCGCAAACCTTGATGCGGATCCGATTGTACTTCTCCTATAAACAACGTGTCTCCATAATTATCTACTCCACGAGTATCGTATCGTACAAATACAGGTACGTTAGGTTCGTTAAAATGAGAACTGTTAACTTGTAGTGGTGTAGAGTTACCTGCAATAGGTTCGTTTAAATAAATTACTTTTTCTCTGTAATCAAATCCTCCTTCAGGAAAATCAGTTCTGTGTCTAGGCGCTTTCGTTTCTGCGCTTCCTTTAATCGCTAGTTTTTTCATCGTATCTAATTGATCTCTAAAATTACGAGCAATTAATTTATCGTTATCTCCTAGTTGTGGTAAAATAGAATCAATTTTTTCTATGGTTTTATCAATGTCTTTAACATAACCCTCTTTAGAAGAAAATCTTCTCAGCATATCAGAAGCATCTGTTATTCTATCTGAAATGTCTTTGTTTAAACTATCAAAGGGAGTTCTTTCACTTACCTTTTCTAAATTAAAAGAATAATCGGTTAGTATTCTTTTCAGTTCATTTCCTTGATTAGTTAATGTAGGATATAGATCTATGAGTTCTTCTTTGTGTAAAGGAAAGTTATAATCTTTCTCCACCATACGAAAAGAAGGATTCGTTTCTAATAATGATAATACTTCTGCTTTGGTTAATCTTGCTTCAGGGCTGTTTTTAGCAATATCAAATATCTCTCCCCCTACCACTTCGTCTCCTTTAAAAATCAACACGCCAGCATCTTCTAGCTCTTCTGCTTTAATTCCTTTTTGTCTAGCTGCTTTTAAAAACCCTAACCACTGTTTTGCAGAGGCGTCATTACCGTATTGATTGACGTAATCAAATGCTTCCGATCCTAAATAATCTTTTACCGTTCCCGTGGGCTTGGCCGTCGTCCCTCGTCCGAAGGTTAAGGGTTCTGTATTCTTAGACACTAATGCATTAGAATTTTTTGCAACCGTTAATTCATAATCCTTTTTATTTTTTTGTAGAGTTTCTAATTCTAACTTTTTTCGTTCTCCTTTGCTCGTACTTGTTTCCGTTATTCGCATCGGAGGAATCGTAGCGTTGGCACGTTCTATACCAGCCTCTACGAATTGATTTCGTTCTGTAGGGCTTAACTGAATATATTCTATGAGATTATCTCTTTCTCTTTCAGGGGTTCTTCGATATTCGGGTAAATTTCTAACATACTCTTGATAGCCTGTACTTTCTGTCATACTATCAATTCGTTCTTGGTTCCCAGCTCTAATCTCTCGTATCAAAGGCTCATAAGGACTTCTTGCTGTAGAAGCAGGAGTACGTTTTGGCATTAAGGATGCAATGCCTTTACGGATCATCTTCGGACCATAACCGACAACAGGAATGGTTCCTAATACTCCAAGTCCTACCATGCCTACTCTACCCAAGGCTTCGAGTGGAGTCATGTCTTCATAGCCTGGTTCTTTTCTTGCAGCTCTGGCTAATTCCTGAGCATCTTGCATAGCGTATTCGTATGCAGATAATTCTCCTGTGATAGGCGCTACCTCTTTAGTAACTTGATAGGCGGTATTAACAAATTTCTTTTTTGCTTGTTCTAGTTTATTTTGATCTAGACTTGCGATTTCATCTTCTCGTAAAATTACATTGTTAGCCATTACTTCCAGCCCTTTTTAGCTAGTTTTGGTTTACCGCTGATGAGCCCGCCTGATTTATATTTATCGGACTCTTTTGAAATTCTTTTTGCTTCTTTAACAGCTTTATCTAAAGATTCAAATTGTTTACCATATGCTGATTTTAAAGATCCTTCTGAAGCATAAGGAACATCTACTGTTGGAACATTGTAGTAATATGTTTTACCTTTTGCTTTATAACTTTTTGTAATATTTTTTTCGTGCATAACTAACAATTATAATATTTAAATTCCTGTGGTAATTTTACTTCATCTGTAGGTTCAAAATCATAGTCTGCAGATATGAAATTACCTTCCCTATATCTTAACACAGCTTGTGTGGTGCTGTCGACCAGGTCGTCGTTTTCACCATAGGGAAAAGAGGCGCATTCTTCAATTACTTCTAACGCAAATTGTTTACCCTCAGGATAGAATACATGGCCTGATGCAAATACAGGAGCGCATGCATTGACTCTTGAAACTTTATCTCTCCCTCGTCCAGGGACAAAATCAAAAACAGGAATACCCGTTCGGCGTAGCTCGTGGATGAGCGGTGTACCGGATGCCTTTGCTTCAATGACGACGGCCTCTGGCTTCCAATAGGTATATTGATCCATAGCGACTGCTTTCAGTTCAGGAAAATCCCAACGCCCTTTCATGGCATCAATTAACATTAAGCAAGGCGGGGAGTCTTCTGTAGGCCGAAATACTCCCCACGTAGTGATTGCAGAAAAGTCCGCAGATTCTTTTTTAGAAAACGCAGTATCGTAGGACTGAATAATATAATCTAGATAAGGCATTTGTCCAGACCACGGTCTCCACCATTCTCGTTTGAGAATAGCTCCTTCTTCGGAAGTAGGTTCTTGCATGTACTGTGCATTCCAACGTTGTGGTGGAATGGAAGCTTTGACCGATTCTAATTCTGGTAAACTCCAATACTCAGGCCACACAGGTTGTCCGTCGTCCATGATCGCTGGAAACTGAACGACGTCCCATTGATCAGCGCCAGCGTTAGACTGAGCTTTTAATAATCGTCCTGTTAAATCATCTTGTGCCCAACGAGTCATAACCACGACGATGGAACCGCCCGGTTGCAAACGTTGACGAGGACCTGACACATACCAATCATAAGTTTTTTCCATAGCACTATCCGACATAACATTTTGTTCGGTATGAGGGTCATCGATTACTAATATATCAGCACCCCTACCCGTGATGGCACCACCAACACCAGATGCAAAATATTCACCCCCTTGGGATGTCTCCCAACGTCCAGCTGCTTTCGAATCCTGTTGGAGTCCCACATTAGAAAAAATTTTTTTATATTCCTCACTGTCAACTAAGTTTCTTACTTTTCTACCAAAACGAAAAGATAATTCTGCGTTGTGAGAAACTTGCATGAGTTTAGCATTCGGTCGGAGTCCCATCATCCATGCAGGAAATAAATAGGATGCAAATTCTGATTTAGTATGCCTAGGTGGCATATTGATAATGAGCCTCTTAATTTTACCCTGGGCTACCTTGTTTAACTTGTCGGCAATAATTTGATGATGCCCCCAGTCAGAAGGTTCCTTTCCCTCTCTGCAAATAAAATCTGGCCACACCTGTTTTACAAAGTACAGGAAGTCTTCTCTAGCCTTTAGGATCTTTTCTGCATCTAAGAGTTGCTTTAACTTGATTAATTTCTCCTTTGGGAGTAACTCTAAATCCATAAGTATTTTTAGCCTACTGTCTCTATATATCTTTGCCTTTATGTCATTTGTCAAGTAACATATACAAGATTTAGGGGGGTGGGGGTGGAAAAACCACACAATCTAGATTGAGGGATAAAAGAGATACTAGTAGGATCGCAAACCCTCGTACTACAAGACACGAAGTACGAGGGTTAAGCTTATTAAAACATTAGTTAATCGTTCTGTTCAGTCCGAACTTATCAGCAAGATCTTGTGCTAATTCAGCGCCGAACTCTTGAACTTTATCGTTCGTTTTATTCGCAACAATGAACTCGAATATCTTACTATCAAGATACCCTGCTATTAATTGCCAATCAAAGAACGCATTAGGTTTACTTTGTAATCTTGCCAATTCATTTTTCACATCAGCAAGTACCTCATCAGCGCTTTTGTTAGCGCTGATGATCTCGTTTAATTTAATCAAATTATTTTTCATAACTAATTATACCTCTTTTTTCTCGTAAGTCCAATTAGTACGAATGTTCTTTGTACTGAACTTTTCAAATAAATCCATATGCTCTTTTTTGAATTGTTCAGTATTGAACAAATTATATTCTTTCACATTACGATTAAGAACATAATTTACTTTTTTATGTTTAAATTCAATATTAGAAAATTTAAACATCTCGAATAATAAATTCAATTCAGGTTTTATTATTCTAGTCCATGTCGAAGTTAATTCACTTTTTTCTTCTAGTAAATCAACTGCATTGATAATCAGCTTTTGAGATTTTTTTGTTAACTCAAACTGATTATTTGTTTTTACTTTAGTCATTGTACTACCTTTCATTTATTAGTTTATAACTAATATGAATATAATCATATCCCATGAATATACAAGTTTATTTTTATATTTTATTTTGGTCATTTTTGTCGCACCCTCAAACCCCTCACATCAACCAATCTAACCACAGCCAACAACCTCACGCCCGAAAACGCATCAACCAGAAATCTTGGTCCCCGCCACCATCTGCAGCTGGCCTCAGAGCTTCTGTTATCTTTGTGTTTGAAAACGGCAAACGGGATATGGGAAATGGGAATGGGAAAATTAAGTGGTCATCTTTGGGAAACTCCCCTTGGCGATGACCGAGCCGTGATAGACTAAAGTCGTGACGTCGTAGATTTCCTATTGCAATCTCTTTAGTCTGCTACTAACATAATACCTTTCTTTCTCTTCCTCAACTAGACAAAGTGTCACACCTTTTTCCAACCAACCACGAGCTTCCGTGGCAGCTGCACCAGCCGGTGACGCCAGCTCCTGATTCATGTATACCATTTGCCATTCTTGTGTGGGAAATGGGAACGGGACTTCGGGAGACTAGACCAAAATCCACAAAAGAACCAACATGAGGAAGACCCTTCCTAATCTACTAAAGAGTAGTAAGAGAGTCAGGCAGTACACCCATGTCAATCTTCACCTCTTTCTGACACGATCAGCTGAGCAAGAATTTCTGCAGCTGACCACACCATCGTGTTCTTGAACATACGGAGGGTCGTCACAAATTCCTTCGACGGGGAATAGCCTGCAAATAGATCTAGAGCGGAATTCAATCCCATGTCTTCGGCGTAATCCTGATTGATTTCCCAAATGTCGTCTTGGTAATTATCGTAGAGCTCAGACGTTTCATTGTAATAAATCAATCCAGAGAAACCGTTTTGGCATCCGTATAGCGCCATCTCCTTCAGGGAGAAAGATTCGTTCTTCTCTTGCTCTAAGAGCCATTCTCTAAATGTTGCGGGACTAGGCATTGGTATTCTCCTTACTAATAGGTCTTGTGATTCCGCTTCTATCTGTGCGATAGTGGACAGGATCGTTCAGTTTTATATTTTTTAAATG